CACGTTAACGCCCGCGGGGTCCAAGTGGACGTCGAAGCCCTCGACGCCTGTCTTGACATTATGGCCCAGACCGAGCGCCGCTTTACTGACGAGCTGCGCCAGATAACAGGCGGCCAAGTCAACACCGTGAACGCTGGGGCACAGTTTATTAAGTGGCTGGCCTCCCAAGGCGTACACACCACCAGCATTGACGCCGACCACGTTAAGGAGTTGGTGGCCCGGGACGATTTGCCACCCGTTGCCCGGCGTGCTCTTGAGATCCGCCAGTCCCTCGGCGGTGCCAACATTAAGAAGCTGCCCAAACTGAAACGCCAGATCAACAGCGACGGCCGCCTGCGCGATCAGTACAGCTATTGCGGAGCTGACCGCACGGGCCGCTGGTCGGCCGGTGGCGTGCAGTTGCAGAACATAACGGCCAAAGGCCCCAAGTCGAAGACGTGTGGCTTGTGCGGCCATATAGCGGGCATTGACTGCAAGGTCGAAGTGCTCGGCGCTCGTGGCGATTGCCCGGAGTGCGGGGCCGACGATTGGAAGGAGAACCCGGAGTGGACCGTCGAGGCCGTAGAATACGCGCTGAAGGCTATCAAGACGCGCGACCTTAACTATGTGCTGGACGCTTGGGGCGACCCGTGCGCCCTGCTTGCTGGCTGCTTGCGGGGGCTGTTTATCGCCAAAGAGGGGTCGACCTTAATCTGTTGCGACTTCTCGGCAATTGAAGCCGTTGTGCTCGCCTGCTTGAGCCGCTGCCAATGGCGGATCGACGTATTCAACACGCACGGCAAGATCTACGAAATGAGCGCCTCGAAAATCTCCGGGGTGCCGTTTGAAGAGTTCGCCGCGTACAAGAAGGCCAACGGAATGCACCACCCGCTCCGCAAGTCACTGGGCAAGGTGGCCGAGTTGGCCTCGGGCTACGGCGGCTGGATTGGCGCGTGGAACGCCTTTGGCGCGGAGGAACACTTCAACAGCGAACAAGAGATCAAGGACGCGATTATCGGCTGGCGTGAAGCGAGCCCGGAGATCGTCGAGTTCTGGGGCGGCCAGCACCGACAGGTTGGGGCCAAGCCGTGGGACAGCGTGCCGGAGCTGTTCGGCCTTGAGGGCGCAGCAGTTGCCGCGATACTCAACCCGGGCCAGTGCTTCGCAGTCGGCGACATATCTTACGGCGTGGCTAATGACGTGCTGTATTGCCGCCTGCCGTCGGGCCGCTTCCTGCACTACCACCGCCCGCGCTTGGACCATTGCGAGGATCACTTCCGCCGCCCTGCGTATAAAATCACGTTTGAGGGGTACAACAGCAACAGCCAGAAAGGCCCGGTCGGCTGGCACCGAATGGAGACCTACGGCGGCCGCTTAGCGGAGAACGTGACGCAAGCCGTTAGCGCAGACATTCAGGGCGAAGCGCTCAAGCGCTGCGAGGCTGCGGGCTACCCGGTTGTTATGCACACCCACGACGAACTCACGGCGGAAGTTATGATCGGCAGCGGGAAAACACTCGCAGGCATGACCGAAGTTATGACACAGCGCCCAGAGTGGGCGAGCTGGTGGCCGATACGCGGTGCCGGTTGGACACATAAACGATACCAGAAGGACTAATACTATGAGCATTGACGTTAAAACAGGCGACACGCTAATACACCCCGTTCACGGCGAAATGACCGTCACGAATGTGAGCCCTAACACCTTTGAAGAGTTCATCCCGGCGGTGCAGCGCTATGAGACGGGCCACCAGATCGAGGCCGTTTTTCAAGGGTTCATCCCCGAAGTGAAATGGTCGGTGACAAAGCCGGGAGGCCGCCGGGTCTCTAAGCTAATTTTCCACTCTTGGTATCTACGCAACCTTAAACGCAAGGACGGGTGAGGCTATGTTAGTTGACCTGATACCGGCGGACCGCTTGCCGTGGATCGTCGTCTGGCTCGACTGGAACTTCTACGCGTACTGGCCGAGCCTCGCGCTTTGTCAACTCGCGGGCGTTGCGTACTGGTGGCGCGACGTGCCGTTCCATTCGTTCAGCGGGCTTGGCCTTGCCCTGTTCGTTGGTTTCTGTTTGTGGGTGGTGTACTGCGCTGTCCGCTATGGTTATGCGGTGGGGTGACTTATGAGCATGACAGACCAAGACTTAAACCGCATGATCGCAGCTTACGAAATGCGCAAGCCGTCGCTATGGCATAGCCCGGCGGACTTGCCCGACGATACGTTGGAAGCATTAAAGGAGCTGCGCGAATTGCGCGAGAAGGTCAAGGAGGTGGCGGACGTGTTAGGGCTGCAAGAACTCAAGGCCCCACTTAATGAAGGCGGCTAGCGCTGTGCCTATCGCGCCCCATTTCATTAACCAAAGCAGCGCGTTCTGGACGGACTTTCCGACCCGCGCTGTGCCTTGGAGGTCCCGGTGCAATTCGACAATTGACCGGGTCTCGTCTGTCAGTTTATCTATGGAGGTGGTGTTCTGGTTTACGGCGTTGATCATGGCGTCGAACTTCTTAGCCTCTTCTGACTCGTGGCGGTCGAAGCGGCCCGTCAGTTCCCCGAGGTCGTTGTGGACCTCTTCTTTGTGGTCTTCAAACCGGCGCGACAGGCTCTTCAACTCGTCGTGCATGTCTGTTAACTCTTGATCACTGAAACGCCTAGCCATTTCACCCACTACCCTACCTCTTGATAATTTGAGAAATGATACTTGACAACGCGCCGCTTGTCGATCCGTTTGCGGCATTCAGTCGGTTGCGTTGCTCTTGTTTCAGCACCCCGAAATACGCCCAAAGCAGCGTCACGAACGGGCCAACCACGGCAGCGACAAACGGCCAGCCGTCAGTCACGGCGGTGACCATTTCTTCGTCGCCCGCGGCTATCGCATAGGCCCAAAGCGAGATCGCCACGATAGACACGAACGCGACCAAGTGGAACGCCCCGAGGGCGATCCGTGGCCGGGTGGTGTGCGTGCTGGACTGCTCGGCCTGCAGCATGGCTTGCAAGCTGTGGTGCTGCTCAATCTGCACGTCAAACTCGCGGCCCAATAGCTGGGCGCGCTGGTCTGGTGGCAGGCTGTCGACCGCGGCTTGCATATCGGAGCCGGTGGCGTCCGCTGGCAGCTTCTTGTCGTCTGGCAAAAACTCGTTAACCACATCGACGATCAAACCACCGCCGGGCACCATAGTCTTGACGACAGCGCCGCCAACCTTTCCGAGAATGTCTAGCAGCTTCATAGCCTAGTACCCCCACGACGAGACGCGGCGGCCGTTCTGCGGTCGGCGTCCTAAGTGAATGAAGCCCTGCGCTAGCCCGTCCCCTATGGCGTTGAAGCCGTGACGGCCCGCCAGAATGGCGAGCTTGTCGTACTCTTGGCGGCTCGACACTGCCACGTCCACGCCGTCGCCTCGCGGGTGATCGCCGCCGTTCGGGTCGGCTTTGCGCGCTTGGCTTGGGTGGAGCGGGCAGCGGCCGCCACTGGTTACGGTCATTGGTGCGCCGTAGTCGTCACGCACCAGTTGCAGCGCGTCGAGCGTCTCTTGGTTGACGCTTCGACGGTCGCACCCCGGGTTGCCGCAAGTGCATAACAGCTTGCGGTCAGTGTCCGGGTGAAAGTTCTTTGTGCTAATGGTCATAGTCCAACCCCTCGGGTTAAGCGTCGATCGCGCCCCACGTCTTGAAGACGGGGTCAACAGTGGCAACAGTTACGTCCACTTGTGCGGAGTTGCTGTTGGTGTCTAGCGTGATCGTGGTTGCCGTCTTCTCTAAGATTTCGTAAGGCGTCACGGTGGACGGGAAGCCCGCGGAGACGGTCACGAAGTCCCCGACGTTGAAGTCGGAAGTGTCGGTCATGCCTGTAATTACTGCCGTGCTGCCGTCGGTGTCGCCGGTTGCGTCAGTCGCCGCGGAGAACGTACCGCTAGACGTACACACCCACCCCATTTTGCCGCTAGGTGAGGGCGTCTTGTCCCAAAGGATAGTCCCCTCGCGCCATGTCCCGACAGTCGGGGCCGCTGTCACCTGTCGCCATTTCTTGCCGTCGAACTGGTCGCCGGGGGTGTTGTCGTAGGCTTCAATATTCGCAGCGTTGCCGGTTGAAGAGTTAAGGATCAGCTGAGCGCCCACCATTTCCGAGCCGTTGTTGCCGTACACTTTAGCGCGGATCGGCACGGTGGTAGTGATAGCAAATTGCATTTGCTCGCCGCTTCGGCCTGAACCGAATTGACACTCGGCAACGATAGAGTCGTCGGCCGCCCGGTCGTTGAACAGGATAGCGCGGTCCACACCAGACACAACGGAGCTGAACTTAGCGCCGCGGCATTTCACCGGGATAGAAGACGCCAACGCGTAGTCCGACGGGCAGTCCTCGAAGCCAGTCTCCAGAATGCCGATCGGGTGGTTGGTCACGTCAACCGCTCCCGCGATAGCGTTTGAACCTACGATCTTGGTCTCGCGGACATTCCCGCCGAAAAACTTAATATTACAGTTGCGCACAATATCGACGAGCTGGGCAAAGTTCGGGTTGCCCTTAAAGTCGGTGCCGTGGAACTCCACGTCCATGATCGACGCGTTTAGATACTGGTCCACATTGACCGGCTGAATGTTGACGCTGTTAGCATTTACCAGCTTGTTAGAGTTGGCACGCTCGGAGCCGTCGATCACACCGCCGTAGAAACGGCCCCGCGTCACGCCCTGCGCGTCGCCAGTGTAAAGGACCAGCGTATCGTTCCGGCTGTTGGCGAAGCGGCCGCCGTGGACCTCGAAGTGCTCGCCGCCTGCGATATACAGGCCGAAGTTACAGCCGTCGTCGGCTTCACACTGAACGTAGTAGGTGTCGCCCGGTGAAACGCCGTGTAGGCCACCCGTGCCGCCCGCGAACAGGATCTCCTGCCCGAAGCCAAGGCCCGAGTTATTGGCGTAGCAGCGGACCCAGAACACATTACGCGACTGGCCCAGCACGCCGTTACTTAAATGCGCGAAGCAGGTAGCCGAACAGTCGTCGGCGGTACAGTCGATCGCCCCGACGTTGGTGTTGCCCGTCCACGCCAGACAAGCGTAAGTGCCGGTGTTGCCGTCGGGTGTACGGCCTCCGAATACGGCGCTGTTGCCGTCGAAGTGGCCGTTCTTAACGAATGAATTAGTTGTATTAGTCCAGCCGATAATGGTTTTAACAACAGCCGTGTAGCCGTTCTCGAAGCCCGCGCCCGCGTCGTATGCTTTGAGCGTCGCGCCGTTCATGTTCAGGATCGTGTTGCTTTCCATTTCAAGCTGTGACGAGGTGAGGTAGGTCTTGCCGCCTGTCAGCTGCTTGTGGCGGAACGGTGCGGCCATGAAGTTGATCAGCTCGTCCTTGTCGTCGGTCGCTCCGTCGCCCAGTACGCCCCACTGTTCGGCCGTCACTACGCCGCCCGGGAATAAACCCTTAGCCTGTAAGCCGCTGCCCGGCAGGTCGATATATTGGCCGCCGTCGTCTGTCCCGGTGGCCGCCGCGACAATCTCGTACACGTTCGCGCCGCCGTCGCCCTTCGAGTTGTAGCCGCTGGTGTGGACAATATCGCCAATTTTAAGGCGCACAAACGCTTCCATATTCGCCACGGTGGTGAACCGGCGGCTGAACAAGGTATTAAACGCGTTCATATACTGCGAAGTTGTGACGGTCTCCGGGGTGCCGCTTGGTACGATTGCGGCGTCCGCTAGAACTGTCTGCTGGAAGCCGAACAGGTCGTTGACCAAAGCCGCCTCCCATGGCGTGCCGGTTCCGTCGCCCGGCACTGTTACGTTGCGGGCAGACCCGTAAGGATAGCTCGCGTCGGCGGGGGCTATTTTCCCCGGGTATTGTGTTTCTGGATTAATTGCCATCGTTACGGCCCTCTTTATGTGTACTCAACTAAAATGCCTAACCACTGTTGCAGCGGGGAGATCTTCAAGCATAACGCCTCGAACTCGTCCCGCCGTTTGGGGTCTATACGCGCCAACGTGCCGAAGGTCTCGCCGCCAATATAAAGGAAGTACGGCCACTTCGTCGGGTCGTTAGGCACAATATATTCCTTTATTGTATCCTTGAAAGTTAGGTAATTACCACACGCGGCTTCCGGTTCGCCACATTCCGCCAGCGGTTCGCCGCAAAGCGTTATGAAGTCCGGCACCGTCTCGACGATTTTGTTAACTAAAGGATAGCCCAGCGGTTCTAAACTGTTGCCCGCCTCCGCGAATGCTTCGCCGCAAAGCGCGTCAGGCTCGCCGCATTCTACCAAGAGCGAAACGCCGGTAAACTCACGGCGCAACCATTGGAGGGGGTTTCGTGTCGTTGGGTTGCCGGGGCTGCCCGGTGTCGGAGGCGTTGAAGGCTCCCACCACTCGTGGACATAGACGTCGAAGCCCGAGGCCCTGAGCGTGTCTTGGATATAGCGGGGCGTCTGGC